TGACACAAACCGAATCATATTCTTCTTTTCACCTTTTAATTCAATTTCTGTAATTGGAATTACAATGTCGGTGATTGCAAACAAAGGTTCATCTAACATATTACCCCAAATGTCTTCCCATTCACCAACTTGTTTAATGTGCTTCTTCTTTAATCTACCCACTGGAATTTCATAATCCACTTTATATACATCTTCAATAACCATATCTTTTAACAATTCATTTGATTTATCTCTAGTTGGTACAAGTTGATCAATATGTATGTTAAACCCAAACGCATTGCTATGTCCTGACAACTGATTAAATGTCCCCAACTCCTGAAGAAAAGCCCTAAAGTCAACAATTGGAGATAATCTATAATTCCTACAACTTCCACCATATGTATCATCATCTCTTTGTCTTAACAAAATAACTGGACGTTTATATTGAGTGGCTAGTTTATTTGCTACCAATCCGGTATATGTATTTCCTAATACTTCTGTAACGTCAACCATTAAGAGTTTATTATCATCCAATCCCATTTCTGTTATCTTTTCATTTATTACAGCAACACCTTTTTTAACAATGTTATCTTGTCTTGCTTTAATATTGGTTACTACTCTAGCCATAAATTCTTGCAGCGTTTGCTTTTGTGGAATAGGGTCTGGGTTGTTTTTAGACTTTCGTGGGGTGTATTCTTTCTCCTCAACTTCTCCCAATAATGCACGAAAAGTATCTAACTTCTCTTCGTCTGTCCCACTACGAATTGTAGCATTGATGTATGGAGCTACATTCCATCCAATTTTAGTGATATTAACCTTATCACCAATTTGATATTCATTCTTCTTAACAATTTCTCGGAGAAATAGATTGTGTCCTCCAAATACATTTATCCCTTTCAACACAATGTATCTTGTTTCAGGATTACGTAAGTCCATAGAGTCTGCAATATTTCCTAGTGCCACTAAATCAAGTAAATCATCTGCGTAATTATAGCCATAAGCCTTATCATATTCCTTGCAATATTTATAGACCACACCAGCCCCCGACAGAGTTCCATTTGGATATTCTCCATCCTTACAATTGATTACTATGGCATGATTGTTTGTACGTTCAATTTCATGGTGGTCAAGGATTAAAATATCTATTCCTTTTTCCTTAAGCAACTTACTTTCTCTCACATCATTAGTCCCAGCATCCGGTACAATTAACAAATCAATTTCGAATCCTTCCAGCCTATTCATAATGATTCCATGTTCTTTCCCTGTATGCAATGAATATGTAATTTGAGTTGTTGGATCAACTTTCTTAATATATTGAATGATTGAGGCTGCACTGGTATTACCATCTGTATCACTGTCCACTTGAACGTGAATTTTACTTTTGTTATTAATGTGTTTATGTAAAAGTTCCAATCCTGTCCTCATATTTTTCATTAACATTCCATCAAATACACAAGATTCATCTAGATTTAATAGTTTATCAGGGTCTTCAACCCCTCTATGCTGCAATAGAGAGGTAAGTAAATCATCTTCCTTAAGAAAATCATATCCTTTATATAACGATTTATATTTCATTCAATTAACTCCTCCAGTTCTGTAATGTCAGAGACTAAATATCTATCCTTTAACAACTGCTCAAATATGTCTTTTCCATGATCTATTGGAGCTGACTTGTAATCAATTAAATTGTCCCAACATAAGACCAATGAAACATTACAATAGTTGATGAACATTTTAGTTATCTTAATTAAATTTCGTATGTATTTAACAAACTCCTTATACTCTTTTGAGTCTTTATCATCAAGATATTCAACGAGATACTGCTTGTCGTAGCATATAATTAATTCTTCAATACCTTGATTCAACAATAAGTCACGTTGATACAAAGATAATGTCATCCCCAAACTTGCAACCGCAATGTTGTTTTCTTGAGCATAGAAACATCCATATTTCCACACGGACTTCTCACTCTCGAACAATACAACCTTTTTAAATTTACGTATGTTATTTTTATTCTCACCCAAGCCATAAATATTAAAGTTTGTTGGGTATCTATACGTCAATCCCTGAATGGTAATAGGCATATACTTTTTACCGGAATCAACTTCATGCTGAAAGAAATTTCTGCTGCGTATACCAATAAGATTGCCATTGATATCAAGATGAGGAATAATTGCTTTGTATTGATTAAAGTAAAATTTAATCCCAAAATACCTTGCTATCTCTTCGCTTATCCCCTCCTCTTCCCAAACATCAGGATAGTAATCATCGAATAATCTCAAAATATCTTTGTTGAACGTGGGTAACTCTACTAACTCATGTTTCTTCGGTATGTATAAGTGTTTATCTAAGAACTCAAAGTCTTCATTATGATATTTCTTTTCTTGGAGTCCAATTTTCTTCTTATTTGGATTAATGCCTTTATACTTTGCTAAGTAGTTTAGTGCTTCAACAAATGTCCAGTGATTGACATTCATCAATAAATCGAACACGCTCATTGAGCCACAATTCGTATAGCATTGAAAAAACTTGCTATCAGTAAAATACTCAAGTTTCCTACTGTCTCCACAGTGGCAGATTGTGGTGAAGTATAGATTGCCTTGCTTATCTGATCTCGGATAGTCGCTGCCTAAATCAGTTAATATATCAATTACATCTTCAGTTGTAATTAATTTTAGGATGTCTTCTGCTTCAATCAACAAAAGTCACCTCCATTTAAGAGGTGGTAATCATATCATCAACCACTCGTATTTTTGTTTTGTCTATATTGATTTGCTCATAATTGTCATTGGTACAGAACATATCAATGTACTCCATGTTCCCTAGATTTTGATAACCCCAAACTTTAACTTTTTTAATTTTCCCACCTCGATTTTTATAGATGGAATAACAAACATTTGGATATTTATTTTTCAATATCCCTTTTTGTTTTGCAATAACTGGCTCCAACTTCTCTAATTCTTTTTTTGTAGGCTCGAAAGTAACCATACCTACGTCAACCTTATTTGGCAAAGATCTTGCGCCTTTAACAGCCCTTTGGTCACGCACTTCATCTCTACGTGCTTCATCTGTTGTCTGCGTGAAACCTAAGACCCACACATCTAATTTCTTCGCTATGTTTTTAAGTCCAGTAGATAAATTGAGTAACACTTGATCTTCTCTTGTAGCCATACCTTTTGTGTCTTTTGAGTATTCAGCCATAAGAGAACTAGTTAATTCTATGTAATCTAATGCTACAGCGTAGATATCGTGTTTAACTTTATATTCTTCAACGACATGCCACAGATAAGTTAAATCGAAGTTAGGTTCATCTTCGAGAAACAATTTAGTATCTTGAAGGATTTCAATCGCTTTCTGAACCCTTTCATCCTCTTCATCAGTCAAATTTCCATGAACAATCTTATCTTCTTCAACTCCACTTATAAAAGCCCACATCATTGGTTCGATTTCTGTATATAAGTCCATTTCAGTGCCAATGTATAACCCACTATGTCCTCCACATGGATTTACTACAAAATCTTGTTCATCATGGCTCCATAATAAAGGGGCAGTAAAATTAAGTAGACGCTTTATCGCTATACGTGATTTGCCCTGTCCGGTATCTCTTGTCTCAAGAAAAAACTTACCCTTTAAAGCACCACGCATAATAGTGTTAAGATATTCACTTTCTAGTCCTAAACCATAAGACGGTGATTCACTCATCTGTTCCTTTAATTCCTTGGCATTGTCACCAGCTTTACGACTCTCATTGCCATCTTTAATAATGAAACTTCGTTTGGCTTCTAAATGTCTCTCATCGACTTCTTTCATGATTTCTTCCAGAGTCTTCTTATCAAATATTTCCTCTTGGACTTTAATTAAGTTTGGGTCAATCTCATCTTTGTCTAAGATGTGGCTAATATTGATGCCCTGTTCGAGATAACTTCTCAATAAAGACATTTTCTTTACTTTATTATAATGGTAATCAAAGTTTAGAGGTGTAGCATCCTCAAGTACCTTATTCATCCATTCAAGCCCATCATACTTTTCAAACACCCTACTGTATTCAACTGGGTTTGTGTTGGCTAAGTATCCTTCTATTTCACCAATTGTTATTTCTTTAACCCCTTGATGCGTTAAATTGTAGATACAGGTGAAGATAATCTGATGAAGTGGATCAATACAGAAATCCTTTTGCTCAAGGTAATAGTCCCTCATTTTAATACGGTTGGGTTCTTGCATCAACACACCTAATACCTGACACACTGAACGCTTATCGTAATATTTTTTTATCGTTTTATTGTTCGCCATCCTCTTCCCCCTCAACAATGCTGCTGAACGACAACTGTTTTATATGGTTTCGTTTTTTACTTGAAGGCTTAATGCTAACAGTCTTCGTCACTTCTTCGGATTCAAAGTTATCCATATACTCTTCCACTTGATATTTTTTGTTGTAATGTTTTGCTGTTCGGTCATAGTAGTAGGGGATAATTCCAATTCCAGCATCTTCAAGCACTGGATTATCTAATGTCTCATGGTAATACTTTAATGTAGCCAACATTCCCCAATTGGTATATTTATATGGTTCATTGCGGAACTCTTTAATTTGCTTAAACATCATCCCAGTTGGTTTTTTAATTTTGTACAATTCACAAATGTACTCAAATAACTCATCCCAACCGTCTTTGTTGTTATTCAATTCTTCTTCTCGCTTTTCCCCACATTCAATACAATAATACTTGTTTCCGATTTTCATTGTGTCTTCTTTTTCATTCTTCTTCTTGCAAGTAGGACATATTACAGCCATTCAATCACCACCATTATGAAAATAGAGGGAATAAATCCCTCTATTTTGTTGTATATTCAAATTTACAGACCTAATTCTTCAACCAAGTCTCGTACTTCGGACAAGATTAAACGTAATTGACCAACTTGTTTAGGTTTAGATTCGGCAACAGTAGCATCTTCTCCAAGGTGATCCTTAACAATGGCAAAGTATCGCTTCATATTTTCACCATCAATGTCTTCGTCATCATGAGCATAGATTTGTTCTGCCAATGATTGAATTTGAGATTTAGCCTCATCAAATCCAATTTCCGGTGTAGTGTTGGATTGTAACTGATCCTCAAATGAACCAACATTTTCGCCCTGTTCCTTTTGTTCATTGATTGCATCTTGTAATGCTTTTTGAAGGTTCTCTGCCGTGAACTCTTCAAGGTATGTAACCATATTGTCCCATTTGCTACGTGCGAAGTATTCTTCAGTTTCAGCTAAGTACGCACTGGATTTAATAACCTTACCGTTTTCATCTACACCATTGGATGTAAGATATGCAACAACATCACAACGGTCAATTACTGGCTTTACAACTCGCTTCCAATCACCCTTTGGAACACTTTTCTTAATATCTTCTTCTTTATCAATTGTGATAAAATCTTCGTGAGCAATCCAAAGAACCGTGAAACCAAGATTCATAAAATCATTAACTACCCGATAGAATTCATTTTCATTACGTTTGTAAAGTTTTCCGTGTCCAATATCACCTAATTCTTGAACATCTGCTCCGTCAACAATAAACTTTTCACATGACTTGCCTAATGCAGTTAAACTATCCACTACTAACGTTTCGCAGATTTGTTTAAATTGGTGAAATTTATTATTAGTTAGGTCAGCATTGTTTCTAACTAATCGATCATACATTCCTTTTTCTTTCACCATTGTAGCGGTAAAGTCTTTAAAACTTGCCCAGTCATGGATTTTAAGCTTCTTAACCCCACCAATCGCATTCAAACCATTTTGCTCTAAAGGAATGAACATTGGTTTAGGAAATTTTGTGCCTTGGAATGATTTCCCTAGATTGTTCCCACCAAAAACCATTATAATTTTGCCTTCTAATCCTTCAGAAACTACCGATTCAACTACATCTAAGAAATCAAATGCCATATTTAAATTACCTCCATGTATTTCATTTTAATTAGTTAATGTATATTTTATATGTGTCTACCCACCTTTAAGCAGGTAGACACTGTTATGTAATGCTGTATTATATCTTAGAAAGGAATCTTATTCTTTCCACCTTTAGAATCTTTGGAACCAGAACCACCTAAACCTTTGCCCTTCTTATCCTTGTCTTTGTCTTTCTCTTTACTCTTTGTTAACACTTCTTGTTTCTTATTCTCACGTTCAACAACTGCTGCACGAATTAATTCTTCATCGAACTCTTTGTTTACATCATCAATGATATCTCCACCAGTAGCTACTAGGTCATGTACATATGTACGCTTTTCCTCAATCTTGGCTTTACCTAATCCACCACCCTTTTTCTCTTGGACAATGATTGATCTATAGTCAATGTTACCCCAGAGATTAATAGTGGTTTGTTCGCCTACGCTACCACGAATCTGTTCAGCGAAGTCAAAGGATTCATCTTCGTCCTCAACTACACCTGCAACAATTTCAACCGGAATTACTGAGCCACCATGAACAGGTGTGTAACCTTTAACAACTACTCGACCTGTTTCTTCTCCAGCTTTTTTCTCTTCTTCAATCTTTACGATGAACAATTCTACATCGAATGTAGCTTTGTAATCTTCAGGTGTGATTCTTTCGTCTAATGTGACATTACCAAATCCCAAATCAAGAGACAGTCGTGTTGTTACTTCATCTGGAGTGCTTTCAGTAACGTACATTTCTTCTCTGAATTGAGGCGTAAAGTCTCCATTTCCCCAAATACGAACTTTTACAGCTTCTTCTTCACTTGCTCCATCAGCCATTGTTTTTACATCTTTATCTAAGATTTGCTTCAATGTGCCATATGCTTTTTTAACTTTTCCTTCTTGTGTTTTTTCAGCTACGAATACTTTAACTTCAACTTCAGTAAATTCTCCTGCTTTGACAACCAATGAACCATTGATATAGTTACCATTGTCTCCCTTGCCACTATTCAGTTTACTTTCTTTAACTGTTCCAGTTACTTCAATTTTATTAATCGCTTTTCTTAGTTCTTGACTCATATGTATTTAATCCTCCAAATTTATTATAGTTTAATTTAATTATGTATGTCCTATCTCGCTGCCTCATCTAATCTCTACTGTCTCGGCTCGGTTATATTTTCCGCAACCACCCCCTTTCAAGTTGTCCTCTGTATTTGTATAATAACATGTATTTTAAATTCTGTAAATGATATTTTTATATTTATATTAAATCCATTTAAAACGTTTATTTGATTGGATTATTTAGCTTGTGTATCTGCTTCTCGGAACAATTGAAGTATATTAAAGGTGTCTTCACCAACAAAATTTAAAAACTTTTTTGCGCTTTTACTTCCCCATTCAGCATCTACATTCAACAATTTCATATGCCACAAACAATATTTAGCCACTCTCAATGCAAATTCCTGTGGGTATCCCATTAAGAATAATTGCTTCAATGCGTGTTGTGCTGATACATTCTCATGGTTGTAGAAGTGGGCATATCTTGATGGCTCACCTTTGCTATCCGTGAATGTCTTAGTCTCATATTTGCCAGTATCATGGAAAATGGAAGTCCACAAGATAGCTAATTGATCCTCTCTATTCATTGATTTAACAGTTTCGTGATTAATTAGATATTCCCAAACATGATATGTATGTCGGCTTACACTAAATGCGTGATATTTGGAGTCTTGAGGTAAGTCAAGTATATTACTTATTGGCTTAATTCCATCTGATAATTGTCGCAGCATATCATATTGTTGAGAATTATCAAGTATCAATTTTTCAAATTCTTCACGCATATGATACAAATAATTTCTTTCCCCATCCGTTGAACATAATCTAAATTCAATATCCGACCAACCTTCTTCATAGGTAGGAATTTGGAAATTTAAATACATGCGTTTAATTACATGATTAGGAACTTTTCTCTCACGCTCACTATTTCTTTTCAGACATAATTCGTATGGAGTCAAATAAACACGAGCAACTTTATTCGGATAATCTCTAAATTCTTGCTGCACAAGATGAATCCTGCGTTTAGCATTGATATTTGTAGCGTCAAGAATTACATTTTGACCATTGTTTAATGCTTCTTTTGCTCTTCTGTTTAACTCCTGAAACAATTCGCCATTATTATCTTGATTATCTACGTCACCATAAAGTTCGATTCTGAGTTGGTCAGAGGAGAGGACAATCGCATCCTCAACCTCACTAGCGTATGTACTTTTACCGGATGCAGGAATTCCTACTAGTACCGTTAACTTCGACATATTACCCTCTAATTTCATTTATAATTTTATTTTTAATGATCCTATGTGATAATTCGATGAAATCATTCTTAATTGAGTAATCAATTTTATTTTCATCAATGTTGCTAAGAACTTGATCTTTAAATTCTTTTGCTTCAGCCATAACGTCTCTGATGAAGCCTTTAACAAAATCTAATGGATATTTATTTAATTTCAGATCTAACAAGAATGGGATTTCTTTTTCATTAGGATAAAAACACATAGACAATGGTAATTCTTTCTTAAAATAATCATCCATCATTAACTTAAGCCTGTAGACGTGATGAGACTGCTTACCGTCATATCCAAACATCTCAATTTTATGAGCAATAGTTGGATATGGGTGACATAATGCCTTTTCCTTTTCACACATCATCCCATACATAGCACGAATAAACTGCGCTTGCAATGCCTTAACTAAAGGTTCTTTTAGTCGCTTAATTTCCTTAAATTCTTCTCTGAAATCTTTATCAACTATAAAATAATCAGTAAACAAAGTTTCAATATACGCTGGATTAGCTTTTAATAATGTCTCGAAGTAATTACGAATATCTTTCAAATCACATTGACCCCACTCAGTATCAACTACCTTGGATACTGGTTTACTATTCTTAATTAAGTCATCTAATGTGGGTACAATTACTGCTTTCATATCTAAATCTGATTTATATTCTTCATTATCAATATCTAAACCATAATTCTGACTACCATAAACACAAATATATGCTACTTTATAACCATCTGCTTCAATGATTTCCTTTTGTTGTTTAAGTTTATCAAAGATAACCAATTAACTTACCTCCTGCACACTCTCCGCTTCTTCAATATCTAACACGTCATCAGCCTTGATAATACCTTCAAGGACTTTGAAATTGAAACTCTTATGTTTGAATGCAGTGAATTTCTCTTTGTTGTCAATTCTAACAATAACACCTTCACGAAGATGCGTCTTACCTATTGGGTCTACACCATCTACATGTTTATTAACTCGTTCCATTAAATCTTCTACAGTTGTAAATGTAAATGCTTCAAGTACAGGACAATGTTTTACTCCCATTTGTTCGCAGCGTAATTGCACAAGATGTTGGGGATATTCAATCACCTGACCATCTTCATTTGTCATTGTCATTCTATAAACATAGATATCATTCTGTCCGGTTCCACAACCATATGTAAAGCGTGTCTTCTCTCCATACTGTTTAATAAACTCTTTGTCTTTTGTCTTCTTGTTGTCGCACTCTGGCATAATTGTTTTGTCGCCTTCGGTATAGCCGACAACCTCATAGTAAATACTCTCGCCTTTGTGTAACTTCCCAACAAAATGATCGTGCCATTGTTTTCTGAACTGATTATCACCATAGAAACCTCCATTATAATCTTTTAATGTGACTCTACGTGTTCCAGTTACATATTCCCATGACTTTTTATCTTTACGTTGAACTCCAATTAACTTTAATAATGTATGTATCAATTTAGATGTTGATTTCTTCTCTTCTTTAATTGTATGTGCGGTTCTTTGGCTAGTTCCATGTAGCTTTAATGTAATATAGCATTGATCTCCAGACTTAAACTGTTGTGTATTGTATGATAACTGGGATGTATCAATATGTTCTTGGAAGAATGGGAATGATTCCTTAACCTTTTCTTTTTTGTCTGCATTTTTGGGAGTTGAATTGTTATTCCTCTTTTTGCTAATTGGAACATACTTCTCACAAATCAACACTCCATTTAATGTTGTGATTGTATCACCCTCTTTTAGAGTGTTAATGTCACAGAATTTAGATAAACTCTTTAGAGGCATGAACAATCCATCACTCTTTTCGCCACGAAGTTTTAAACTTGTTATGTGACGTTTTTCAGGATCTAGATATCCTCCAGATGAATTCCCATTCTCATCTTTCATGCGAACGAGTTTATTTCCAGTAGCATATTCAATTCCTAACTTACCGTCAGTTGGAAAGTAAATTCCTAAGTCTCCTTCTTTCATATCAAGACTGACAATAATGTTGTTTCCAAAGCATTCAGCAACTTGGAGTCTATCTGCGTTACTATGCTTTCTTACGTTTTTAAGTCTTGTGATATACGCTTGATAACCCATTTACATTTTCTCCTTTTATATTTTTACTTCTATATAAAACTTCAGTTTTACTTCCCAGTTGGAATATTTACCATAGGTGTGCTGTTACCCATTTGATAAGTCGGTAATTTACCATCCCACTTCTCAACCCACATCTTTTGAATAACTAATTCATTCAATGCTTGTGCTTGTTGTTGAGTGGCTTGTGCTTCAATCTTTTTAACTTCTGCATCGGCTTTAGCTTTCGCAATAGCAGTTTCGTTTTCAATTTGTTGCTTTTGTTGATTTGCAGTGGCTTGTTGTTTACCTAATTCCGCACTCGCCAATGCTTTTTGACTATCAGCCATTCCAGCAGGACTTCCTACACTTGTGAATCCAAATGTACCTAATTCAATTCCTGCATTGCCTAATTGAACTTTCAATTGTTCATTAATCTCAGCAGTAACTTGTGCTTGCTTAGATCCCTTAATATCATTCCATCCATATTTATGTGTAATTTGGTTAACTACATTCTTCATTGTAGGAAGTACAATACTATCACGTACATAATCAATATCTTTACCCCCAACAGCCTGATACAATGCTGTAACGTTCTTAGTTCCAATCTTCCATGTTAAACTTGTATCTACAGATAATTCTTGTTGGTCAGCAGTACCAATTCCCCATGCTGCTTTATCATTTAATACAAGAGATTGCATATATGTAGGATATTCTTGTACTCCAACAGTCCAACCTACCCAGTGCCATCCTTGACTTAATTCAGTTACTTCACCGTCCATGTGTTTGACAATCCCAACTTGACCAATACTAATTTTCTCAATCCCACCAATTGCATAAACTGCTCCTGCTAATAATCCTAGTCCTACAACTCCTGCTTAGAAAACTATTTTTGCTCATTTATATATTCCTCCTCATTTGCTTCGTTCTTTAGTCTATTTGCTTCGTGCTTAATTGCTTTCCCTATAGGCTTGAACAATCCATTAAGTGCGTAGAAAAGCAATACTACAGCCACTAAGATAATGAATCCAATTGCTACAATTATTTTGAACAAGTGTATCCTCCTCTTATAATTTTAATTGTATGCTGCAATCTGAGCCAAACCATCTTGCGCTTCTTGAAATACTTCGCTCTCAGTATGTATCTTCTTACCCTCTAACGGGAACACTTCAATTATCGCAGAAGTAATATCTTTAGCCATTTTCATTACCACTGACAATCTAGTGTTTGCTAATACCATATGCTCCATGAATCCTCCGATATTAACTATACCCATAATTCCATAGTCGCCACTTTCAGGAAGACTCTTACCTACTCCAGCACCAGCTTTGATTGAACCATTGATTACAGAAAATGTACCAACGCTGCTAAACTGTCCTAAACTAGCATCAATTGCAATTACCTTTTTACATTCCGGTAATTTATCAAGTATTTCTTGTAAGTTTAGCGCATGTACAGGTTCATCAATTGTACCGTAGATGTTCTGATATCCAAGACTAGTCAAGTACATTCCGACAAGTGGTGCTAAACTGTCTCCTGTATTCCTGTCAGTTCCAATACACAAGAATACCACATCATCATTAGTTAAGTGTGAAGGGATAATTGCAGACATTGCTGTGACTAATTCTTCTTTTGTTTTGATACCGGAAATCTTACTACCCTTGAATACATCTTCATGTGCTACCACTGAATCTCCTCTTTTCTATTTGAGTTATTATGTATTCTCGTGTTGCCCTCTTACATTTCTTATATTACATCATAAAATACATTTTGTAAATGATATTTTTATATCTTATAAAAGAAATTTTTTATTCGCATATTCACCCAATCGAATCCATGCGTCATTTTCACCTTTTGCCGAATGAATATCGACCACTCTATGATATTTTATTTTATCCCCATAAAACTCCTCCACCGAACGAAATGTATAGCGAAAAGTTTTATAAGATTCAATTTCTTCTACTTTTATAATCACCCATTCACTTTGAATGTCCATTCTCTTCCTCCAATAGTTCACATATGTATTGTAAGTCTTGAATCGCAACTGGTGACAATTCATCATATCTTTCCATGAATCGCTGCAACAGTTTGTAAGCTAGTTGTACATTATTTACCATTAATTTAACACCCTCTCTCCCTTGACAATACAAATAACCTCCTAAGAGGCGTTTTTGTATATATTTTTATTTCTTACCTCTAGAAGATCGATTAGTGCAAACCTAAGCTTGTTTCTCCCCCTGAGATTCATCAACTCAATCACTTCATTATAATCCCCTTCAGTATGTATTACCTCAATTAACATTTCCACAACTTTCTTACTAGTAATTCCAAACTTCATAATAAATTGTTGTGCTAGCGAATCATCCATTAATTGTTTCTCCCCTTATAGGTAAATGATAACAGTAACTTAAGACATTTTTACTAATTGTAAGATTATTATAAAAGACATTTTGTATTCTGTCAACGTCCATTTGTCAGATTTTACGTCATGATTTATGCTATATAATACATATCGTATTCTGTTCATTTTATTCGTTATTTGGTACAATAGTCTATAGGGGTGATTGCTATGAACTTTGGTTCTAGGTTGAAAGCACTAAGAAAAGAGAACCACATGTTGCAGAAAGACCTAGCTAAATTGCTAGACCTTTCGTCTGATACAGTGGCAAAGTACGAACGTAATGAACGGACTCCAAATCCCGAAACATTGCAAAAAATCGGGAGCATTTTCAGTGTCTCGTTAGATTATTTATTGTGCAAAACAGATAATCCATTAAATCAAATTGAACTAGATGTGTTAAGTGATATTGACGTGTCATCTACAGATATCAACTCCATCATTGATGCGCTTGTAGCCAAGCATGGCATTGTTATTGGAGATGTTCTGTATTCTAAAAAAGAACTTGAATCACTCATCGCTATGATTCAAACTTTAAAAAAATGGGATGGTGGAAAAGGTTAGAAGTGTCCATCTATCCCTAATCGATCAATAATTTTTGTAATTACCACCGAAAGAACGCATTTATTTTCAACGACTATAGGAATACTAGAAGATAACAAAAGCAGCCATTCACCTGCTTTTGTTTTGGCTCTATATTTTACGCATTGTGCCATACAATCTTCATACACTCTTTTTCGCACTTCAAACAAGGATTGAACATCGTCTGGATGTACTATCGCCAAACTTGTTATTAGTGATGATTCGTTGTTATTATATCCACCAATTGCGCTCATTGATTGCGAGACATAGAGCATTTTCTCAGCAGGTGTTTTAATGTAGATGATTTCATCCTCAGTATCCCATCTCGTAGTGTCAAGAGCGTATGCAGTTACTTCAATTACCTTCGAATTGATGAAGGTTGGACGATAATATACTAGATACTTAATATCATTGATTTCGTATTCATTTATAAATTCATTCCCCTCCCATGCTTTCCGAAGGATGGTCTTTTTGTATGTGGCAAACTCCCTTGGTAAAAAGTCAAACAAGTCTTTTCCGATCATGTCTGATTTGTGCAATCCAATTTTTGATAGCAAATCACCATCGCAATAAGTATGAATGAATTTATCTCCTTCTTTTCGAAATTTGAACAACATTCCTTGACACATTGGAGATAAGTGATTCTTGGTTAATTTAGTTCCTAGTTTATTTGCAATAGTGTTCATTCTATGCATCTATTTCACACTCCATATCGAACATCTGTTCTTGTTTTTATTATAGCACAATCTATATTATGGGAACAATATTAATAATGATTTACCGTAATTTAATAATTCTTTAACTTTTCTAACGTAATAATAATATTATTCCCGACCATTTTCCTCAACTAAAGCATTAAAATGATGAACATATGTGTGACTCAGTATAAATAACTGTCATAATTCGACATATTGAATCGACATGACTTTATTCGACATTTGAAATTGTGGATAAATTAAAAGAGAGCCAACCATTTGGTCAACTCTCTTTTATGTAAGTGTTTAATTCTTACCATCCACCTGCGTCACCATTTGTTGTCATGGTTCCACCATTATCGGTAGTGGATTGATTTGTTGTGGTTGTAGTATCAACAACATTATTAATTACATCTGTAGTAGTTGTTAATAATGTTAGTGTAGCAACAACACTCATTAACAAAGAAATGATCTTTTTCTTCACAATTCTCACCTCCTTTCAAGTCAATGCTTTTCTTATCTGATTTAATTTTTGTAACTTTTCTTCTGTTAGAGTAATCCCGTTTCTTCCAATAAGATCCATTATTAAATAGACAACTTCTACCATTTCATTTTTTTGTCCACTATTTATAAGTATATCCAGCGATTCAAAAAACTTGTTTTTAGCAGCAACGTAATTTTCTGTTGACTTTAATACAAGAGCCTCATTTCTCAGACAAAGTGCTTCCTCAACACTATAATCAAAGTTTATATTCTCTTTTTTTGTTTTAGCAAGTAATTTCTTTGTCTCATTAAATAGTTTTAATCCCTTGTTAAACGTCCCATATTGCATTTCAATGTAGGCATAATCATTCAATACAAATAACCTGTCACTGTCATTTTTGTTAGTGTTTTTTAATACTAAATCCCAGTATTTTTTAGCATCGTCATATCCTTCGTCCAAATAATATGAACGACCAATATTACAGCAAGCTCGAACAACTCTTATATTATTAAAGTCATGGTTTAATAACTCCATTAATTCTTCAAATCTAAATCTAGCCTCTTCATATTGCTTCCTTTGTAAACAGATAGTGCCACATAAATTTAATGTTACGGCTAATCTGTCAACATTCGGAGCAAAATCCTTTAGTTTAATTGCATTATGACATGCTTCATAAGCTTCTATGTACTGTTTAGTATAGTAATGTGCAGTTGCATACCAAAACCAAATTTCAAATACTTTCTCTTTTTCGTAGTTAAGATTCAATATGGCACGTTTAATAATATCAATAAACAAATCAAATTTTTTATTGGTATATGAAATTTCCCATATTTGTCTGCACAGAGATAAGAATTGGTCTTTGGGTAGTTTCTCAAGCCTTTGAACAATGTAATTGACCATCTTAGTGTGAATTGAGTTGCCACCAGTTAATTTAACAATCATGTGTTTAAATACTTGTGCTACAATTGCCACTTCACTATTCTTTTCATTTTTGGTTAGACGATAAATTCTATTCATGATACGTCTGCCTAAAACATAATTGTTATGTAATAATGCTGTATTTAACAAATCAAATAAGTCTTTTTTATCTGCGATTAGTGGAAAATAATCTTTATAAAGATAATCAAATGGAAGTCCTAATCCTGCTGTAATTAGGTCAAGAGTATCTAATTTAGGCAAAGAATCTCCACGTTCGATTTTACTGTATGCTGCGACTGAAATGGCATAGTCAATATTGGCAACGACTTCCTCTTGTGTCAATTGTCTGGATTTTCTTATTAACTTTAACTTTGCCCCAAATCTCTTCTTGTCCATTTCATAACCCCAGACCAAGTATATGTCGATACGTGTCGTTTTTTCTATCATTGTACTGTATTATAATACGATATTCCAATGAGTAATAAAAGGGTAATATATGGTAATTACTATGAATTACAGGTTATTCATAATAGGAATAATCTAGGTTGCAAGAATGACAATGGTGATATACTTACAATGTAACAAATTACCTATAAAGAGAGTTGCAATGAATGAACCGTCATAAGCCACGAATACATCTTATTCGAGAAAAAAGGGGAATAAGTCAAACAGATTTAGCAAGGATGATCAATGTTAGTCAGCCATTATTGAGCAAATGGGAAAGTGGAAAGGCTTACCCAAGATATCCTGAATTAAAAGCAATAGCGAACATACTTAAGTGTTCGATAGAAGATCTCTATATATGACGCAAACCCCACTCAGAAATTGAAAGTGGGGTTTGTTGTTATTTTGTTATATATATTTATCCAAAAAAATAAAACACTGCTTTTACAGTGTTTTAGATGTCGTATAATTTAGAAATCACTTGTAAGTTGATATATTCCTTCAGGGATGACCAGTTGTAAAACTCATACTTACCATTCTTTACTTTTGGCATATCATACTTCTCACATATCTCAATATATTGCTCTTTATCTAAAATCCCATCTCGTTTGTAAAGTTTGAATCCTTCATAAATCATTCCGCTGCGGTAAATATTCTTGCTGGTTAGATAAGGGTTCTCAAACAATTCGGCAATGGTACTTAAACGTCTATATATAACATGAGGACTTACTGCTGACATAGGTGCGGTATTACGGGTTGCTCCCACTCTAACTACATAGTCATTATCTACTAATAAGGTAATCGGGCTTTGATTGGGTAAAACTTCAGCTTCATTATTTTTTTTGAAATATTCTTTTTCTTCCGTAGCCTTACGTATCAAAGCAATGCAATCTCTGCTAACTTCATAATTTTCTCGAACAATCTTTCCGTCTTTATCCCTCAGATTTAAAGTGTTGTCGTCATAATCTACGTCTTTCTTCATCAAATGACATATAGAGTGAATGTCTACTCCTTCAAATAAAAGTTGAAACAAAACACCATCTTGTGAGTTCTTGCACCCTTGATTTTCATCTGTTAATTGATCTAGCTCATGTTTTGAAATATAAATCATCACATTCTTGTCTACAAATTGCTTAAACCAATCTTTTGGCACTAATGTTAATGGATTGATGTTATTGCTTCTATGACCATTTTCTATCGCCCATGTTAAAAATGATTTGATGGCTGAAAAATTCGATCTGCTTGCCGATACGGTGAGTGGGTTAAGTTCCTGCATAACCTTTTCAATTTCAGAAATATTAAATTCACCCATATCTTTATTTAACTTTTCTTCCAGTGAGCCACTTCTATAAAATATTCTTTTGTAAGTCTCTGCTGTTTTATCTCCAAAAGTATCTAGATATTCTTTCTTAATCTCTTCATTATACAATTTATAGTCTTCTTCAGTATATTTAAAGTTCCCCTTCATATTAGGCAACCACCTTCATGTCTAATTTTGAGAAATAATCTTTTATCTTAGTACGTGCTTTACCAGTTACCGTTTCTTTTTCGTCTAATACGCCCAATTCTTTCCAGAGAGGATTCGTTCTAGAGAAATCAATTGAATCTAACACACTTTTTATTTTAGAAACTCTTATGCCCTGATCTTTGAACAATTTACTTAATGCAATATAGCCAGCAAACATTACATTATGGGACATTAAATTATCCTTAGATG